TACTTCTCTTTCTGACGGCAAAGAAACACCATAGCTAGTAGTGAAACCTTTTTTAGCAAATTCTACTACATCATAAAGCAAACCGCTCATACCGCTTTCTTCTTCTTGCTTTTCTAATTCTTTAGAAATTCTATCTTCTAATAAAGAACTAGTTTTATTTTGCAAGAATGTTTGGTTGACCTCATCTTTTTGCTCTTGTTTTTGCTCGTCAGTAAGATTGTTTGCTATATTACCTTCAAAAACTTTATACTCTTCGCTATTTAATATTTTAGAAACCTCAGCTTCTTTATCTTCTTTACTTAATCCTTCTAAATCTAAGCCTTTTGTTTTTATATATTTAGGTAAAGCTAAATTTTGAACGTAAGATCTTCTGGCTGTATCTTCAATTAAAAAGTTTTTCTTTGCTGATTCAAACTTTTTATTATTCCAATCTAAATCTTTTATAGCATCTTTTTTGGCTCTATAGTCTTTATACTCTTCTGAATCAAAAAAACTTTTGTTAAATTTACCAAATTTTTCTTGTTGTCCAGACTTGGCTTTTAAATCTTTTTCAAATTGATTTATTTTATCTAATTCATCAAGAACAGACTTCTCACTAGTATCTTGTAGCCCTAAAGCTTCAGCTATCTGTTGTATTTGTTGTAATTCTATTGATCTGCTTTCTCTTATATTATCCTCGTCATTTTCATCAACGGCCTGATTTTTTAATATATCAGAATAAGATTTTGGAGCTGTAAGATCAAACTGACTTTCTGGTGTACCTAAAGAAATTTCATCCGACGCAAAACTTGTACTTGGCAGCGTAACGCTTTGTTGTTTTACCACGAACTTACTTTTGAACTCATTTATACTATCCTTTAAGTATACTAAACTAAAGATATGGCCCTCGTGAGAAGGCCATAGGTTTTAGTCAAGTACGTATTTTACACGTATTGCTAAGTCACCAGCAGCAGCGGTAGCTGCAGCAGCTGCGAAAGTAGCAGAAATTCTGAAGGTCGTTCTAGGATCTTCATCATAGCCTAATACTTCCCAGCAAGGCTTGTTAGCATCATCTGGACCAAAGGTTGTTGAATCAAAAGCTTGAACAGTATAGCTTGTTGTTGCGGCCTGTAGAGTGGTTGAACCATCAACAAACGCATCAGCATCTAAAACGTCATCTTCTGAGTGTTTAGTAGCAGTACCACTTGTGATAGATGTAAAGTCTTCACCAGCAGCCAAGCCAACATCTAGAGTTAGAGTTGGAGTACCGTTACTATCTAAGTCATCGTTGTAAACAGCGATTTCAGTGATAATAGCGTTACTTGGAACTGGAATATCAAAGATTGTTACATCAGCTGCTTCTAATTCAGTAGCTGCAATAGCTTCTGTATCAAGAGCAGTGTATTCTCTACCACGTTGTAACCTTGCATCTTTTTTGTTGCCTGCTTGAACTGAGGTCAAGCGGGTACTTTTAGTAGTTTCACCAGCCATAATATCCTCCTATTAAGCAGATTGTACACATTGAATTGAAACGACACCTTCGTCTTCAATACGAGTAGCACCCATTGTCATTGAAGCGTAGACCTGAGTTGCATAAGATTTGTCATCTCTCTCAGAAATCCTGACAGTGATATCTTGTCCCATTGCAAGACCCATTGCGTCCTTTTGCATAGCTATACAAAGAACTGGATCTGTATCAGTACCATCTGCAGTACCATTCAATAGTTCTGTTTTTACAAACTTAAACCCTAAGAATGTGTCAATATCACCTCTTACAAGAGCTTTAATACTGTTGTAATCAGCGCTAGTGACAGTTGTGTCATTCAATAGATTAGCTAAAGCAGATGCATTGTGAACAAGAGTTCTGTTCTCAGAAGAGATTTCATTCTTGTCTAAAATACGTTTAGCTTCAATAAGTTTAGCTAGAGTCAAGTTAGAATCAGCTGTTCCGAAGTCTTCATCAATAATTTGACCTGCTGGAAGAGCAACGTTAGATCCTGCATCGGCAGAATCGACTGAAGTAGCATTACCTGTAGCAGCATCTAGAATAAGCTCATCCATTTTACGACCTAGAGCATTACCTCCAGATTGTGCATAAGCTGATCTAGGATCTGTAATCATCCTGATTTCATCTTGTCTGTCGATAAGGTCTGCCCATTCGTAGTCGTCCAATACAACCCTACGTCTAGAATGTGGAGTATCAATCTGAGGAGTATCACCATGACGTGAAGTCCTCTTCTGAGCTGATACTTTACCAATTCTATCGAAGTGATCGTATTTTCCTACTGTCTTTTTAACACGAACTGAACCCATTAGACGGGTACCTTTCTGTTGGGCAAGCATTAGTAAATTGTCCGAAAATTGTTGGACAAATGCTTTATTAATTTCAGTAGACATAATATCATACTCCTAATTATTAGTAATTAAATGTATGCAGTACGCCTTTTCTCAAAAGTTGTCCTTAGTGGGCTCATGAGTCAAGTTTCCTCATTTTCTAGGGCCAGTTCTGGTTATCCTATACTTTGAGGTAGAGTAGTAGCTTCTGCAGTGCTATTACCCTAATCTATCAATCATCGTCAGGATATGCTATAGGGTATAAGTCGTTTAACTTCTTCTGTAGCAATTCCCTCTGAGGATCTCCATCCAAAGCATTCACATATGCTGGATTTGTTTGGATATCTCTAATACGTTCAAGTGCTTCCGCAGAGGACATACCAAATTTCTGTATTTGAGATACAATATTTGGATTACCCTGCTCATGAAGCAGTCTAGCGTGATTAGCCATAATATCTAGAACTATAGGGTTATTCTGAATCTTAGCTAAGTCATGGTAAGCTTCAGGGAAGTTCTCTTTATATGTTTGAGCTAAAGCATTAGCTGCTTGAACATTGTTGTGGAACTCATTTCCCCATATTTGTTTAAGATGGCTCTCATTCTCGCTTGACATTCTATTAAAATTGTCAATTTCACTTATACGAATATTTTGATAATACTCCATGGATTTCTGAGCCTGCTCTTTAGTTAGTCCTAAGTTATAAGCTAAGTCTTTGAATTCGTTTAGACCTTGAGGATCTACAGGTATATTCTCTGGTATATTGAATTGATAACCTTCAGGATTCTCGGGTCTTCCTAAATATGTTAGTAAAGCTTCTTTACCTTCTGGAGTGTCAGGGGATCTCATGACACCTTTAACACTTGTTAGTTTGTCATAAAATTGATTTAAAGCCTCTTCTCCAGCGTCTTCTGAAGGTACTCTAATTGAATTACCTAACATTCTCTTCTGTTCAACAAAGCTTTTAGCTAACCCGTTAATATCTTTAAAGTCTCTCAAGCTAGGGTCATTTCTTAGATCCTCTGAAAGATTTGATATTAATATATTCTGATTTACACTTTCTGCAGATTCTACATGTGGTACCTCTGTGGGACTAGCTGGTGACAGTGTTTGTACAGATGGTTGAGGTGATTCACCATAATTCTCTACAGATGTGTTTTGTAGTTCCTCTGACATTCTATTCTCCTAAAACATTAATAGTATCATCTTCATCTGATTCGGCAATTTCTCTGAGTGCTTGAACCAAATCTTGCTTCCCTAACATATGATAAGTTTCTTCTACGGTACTTCTCACTGGGTTTGTATATACAAAGTCTTCTATTAAGGCTCCTAGTACGTACTTACCATTAGGCGTATTGAATAGCAATCTAGCTATTTCATTAAACTTCTCTCTATTGTCCTCCACCTTCTACTCCTTGCATTTTAGAGGCTGTGTCAGCAGCCTTATTAGTAGCCTCTAACATCATTGCTGCTTGTTGTTGCTGAGCTCTCTGCTCTCTAGCTTCTCTTACAGCTTTATCATCTGTAATAGCTATTTCAGGTATATTTTGAATTTTTGCTATATGCTTTACTATCCCGTCAGCATCTATATGGTCAATAGCTTCAGGCTTAATCTGAGCTAATAAAGCTACAGATTGTACCCATTGTTGTATGTTTTGAATATCATCATATTGTTGTGCTTTAGCTAATTGATTTATAAATACTATCTCAATATCTACACCACTTTCTTTTAAGATGTCAGGCATCTCTGGTAATGCGCCTGCACGTAATAACATTTTGAACGCTCTAGCGATTAATGGAGTTAGAAACTCTGAGTTAAGTCTTGAGAGTGTAGGCCCTAAAACTCTTTGCATTTGTTCTATTCTAGCGTTAACTTCATATGCAGTCATCTCACCAGTTTCTGTCCTAGGTGGTAATATGAGTTTATCTAAGAAAAATATCTTATCAATCAATGCTTTAGATTCTTCCATACCTGCAAAAGCTGCTTGTAAATTAATATTAAAGTCAAATGGTTCAATTGACCTCATATCTCTTACCATAGTAACTTTACCAGGTCTTAAATCTAAATTACCTAGTACTGATCTTTGGTTAGCTTTTAATGGTGGGTTTACCATTCTATCAAGAGCAATTAGGTATTTTCTTCTTTGTTCGTTTAAAGTTCTTACTTCAGGTAATGCTATATGAGATGGACCCCTACCATATACCTCTCCAGGCATTGTAGACCATCTACCAACAAATACTGGGAATTCATAATAACCAGATTCTTCTAATATTCTTGAAGTAGTCTTATCAACAAACATAGAAGCATATGGTCTGTTTTTTCCAGGGGCTAGACCGTTAGCTCCTAGTTTAACTTCTTTTTTAGCTCGGGGAAATATACAATGATATATCTCGTATTCTTTTTCTGGATGTTCTTTTAAATCTTCTTTGACTTTCTCTGGGAGTCTTTCCATTTTGAATCTTTCAACCATTTGACGAGCAGTTAACTTAATCTTTCTATATATCGTATCAACTTGCCCAGATAAGTTTTCTGACCATGCTACTTCAGCTTGGTGTAGAGCTGTGAACTTGAATCCTTCAAAACTAGACTTTTCCCCTATATTTTTAGGTTCTAAGAACATTGACATGTTACCTAGTGATACATAACTTTGATATGCTTTACCTAGTTGAGTGTCTAAGTTTGATTCATTGAAGTGTTGATGGATTTGTCTATTTACTTCTTCTAACCATCTAGTAGCTTCTATCTCGTTATTTAAAGCATCATCTTTAAATCTTATATTAGACCATCTAGTAGCTGGATTAGTAACAGTTCCTTGGAATGCTGCAGCTAAGTCATGTACTGCTTGAATTGCTGTGGAGTCGAATAATCTGTTTGTCTTCTTGTCACCTTTAGCATCCATTCCTAAGAATATACCTGATTGATTAGGTGTCATGAATTCTGAGATTAATTCCCATTGAGCATTAGAGTTAGCTCTCTCTTCATTATTAAAGAGTTCCTCAGCTCTTCTTACAATTAACTCTGCAGTATATTCCATTCTATTCTCCTAGCAAATTTTTTGAAGTGGGGTCTTCTTGTAATAACGTTGAAGCAATCTTTCTTTGATTTCCACCTCTTCTATCTATATCCCTAATAACATTTTGAGCGTAATCTCGAATATTTGTTTTTACAGCTTTAGGGTCAGCTTGGACCTCTACTTTACCAGTCTTTGTATTTTTTTGTATAGATTCTCTGTCAATCATATCTTCAGTCTTTCTTGAAGAGAAGTCTACAGGTTTATTCTTTTTAATGAAATTTGCTAGATCTGCTGCAAAGAATCTTGGATCTGCTATTTCATAAGGTTTTAATTTATTAGTCTCTGTAGTACTTAATTGGTATTTCTTGCCAGTTTTTTTGTCAACTAAGAATCTTTCTTTAAGATCGAATAAAGCCATTTCTATACCACTTGTTTGTATATTTGCAAAGTTATCTTGGTATTCAAATCTCGGATCAAAATCACTTATTCTACCTTTAGCAATAGCTTTTTGAAGCTCATCGAATGATTTATCATTTCTTACTAAAACATCTTCTATGTAATATCCTTCGAATACTGATTGGTCACCTTCATCGCCTCCTATTGCAGTTCTCCCTATTTTAGTTATCTCTCCTTTCTTCATATTTTGGCCTGACTGGAAGGTGCCTTCTGGTGCCATCGGTTTAACACGACCTTGGGCGTCTAGTCCTCTAGCTGCTACTGTAGTAGCAAAGAAGTCTACATTTTCTTGTGGAGTTGCCAAATGCCCAGGTACAGTATTGAGTCCTGCATCTCTTAATAGTCCCGCGTGCTGTTCTACTGAAGGGATTGTACCCTCTTTAAATACTGCTGCACCCATATTATTCTCCTAACAATGTAGGCTTAGTTAAAGCCTCTTCATCAAGACCTAACAGACCACCTTGTGTTTGCTCACTCTTACGACGCCTTAAAGCACGCTGTTTAGCTGCTTCAGGATCTACTACACCTACATCTTCCTCTTCCTTCTTAGAAGGATCCTCAGGCGGTTCTGGTGCCGGAGCTGGAGCAGGAGGAGGCGGTAGTGGTTGTGGAGATGGTGCCTTTGGTGCTAATAAACTTGACATAACAGAACTAAGTACTGATCCTATAATGCCTAAAAATCCGCCACCCATTGCCATATTATTTACCTCTTACGTATATTATGTCACACTTAGTGTAACCTAATCTTGTTAATAATTTATCCAAATCTTTATTTATGTTCATAACCATTTGAACCAAATCTATACCACATCTGTATAGTTCATCCTGCATATATTTCAAAAATCTATAACCTAAAGTACCTTTACGGTATTCAGGTTTAATGTAGAAACAATCTGATGTAGCAGTTACGATAGTTTTGTGATGTAAGTTTCTTTGTTGTATAAAGCACCCATATCCGATTATTTCGTCATCTTTATTAGCTGTAAAGCAAGCTAATACACCTGCCTCTTCTAATGCTAAATATGTAACTGGATCTATATCTAATTCTTTAGGTCCTCCAGCACATCCTAATTCTTCCCAGTGATTTTTAAAGTCTTCTTCTAGTTTTCTGAAGACATCTCTATATTTAACTCTTTTAAAAATTACCGCCACGATCATCTCCAAATATATCATACTCATTAATAATATTTATATTATTCTGAGCATAAAATTGATCTTCCATTAGTTCTTCTGCTATTCCTTCAGTTCTCAGAGCATCTGCACAATGAGATGTCCAGTCATGAACTGGTTGTTTGATAAAAGTAGCTCGTCTTTTATCCCACTTTCTATGATACATTTCAATCATCTTTATAGCTTCTTCACAGTTAGTTGCATCAAAGTGGTATCTAGAAAATCTAGCCCTAACTGCGTTAATACCATCAATTACAGGTAATTTAGGTACTGCTACAACATCATCACTCATGTTAGCTTCTTGTAATAACTCTGATACTTTCTCTACAGCTGACAGTCCCGTTTGTTGTGAGACTGTTCCACCGTCCCAAGGAAAGTAGTGAGTTCTATACTCATAACCTTTTGATTTGAGTTTTCTAACATAGTGAGCGTAATCCTTACCGCTATTCTGATAGTAATCAATCCAGATAATTCTATTGCCATCTATTTGTCTAAACCAGATAGCAGTATCATCACCCATCCCTATGTCCCAGAAGGTATCGACATATTTATGGTCATCGTGTACAAAACTTCCTATCCTATTCTCGGCCTTTGCTTTTTCAATATGGTCGGCGTAAAATGCCCCTTTCATACCGGCGGTGTAGGAAACTCCGTATTCTCTGTCCATATCGTCATCGGTTAATCCCTCTTCAGATTGAACTTCTTCTAACTCTGTAGGAGATAGAAGTCCAGAATAGTGTGGTTTATCAGGCCATCTAGTTTGTAATATAGATACAAACCAATTAGGAGAATCTTTTATTCTCTCTTCTAATTCATATTGTTGGCCTCTACCTTGAGGTGTTGAATTTACAATCCACCACCCCTGAGATTGTCTTAAAGCAGGCATTAAAACTTTATATGCGCCTGGTTCTTGATAATCAAACTCGGTAGATACCATCCCTTTAGCTGCTACTCCTCGAATAGCGTCAGGGTTAATATCTGACCCGATTAAGCGAATTGTCGCTTCGCCCTTTAAATCAGGACCGCTCTTTATTCTTAATAGCATTTCCTGATTATTTAT